CTAGTGGCTACTACGCATTATGTACTAAAAATTTAGCGGAGTATGGATAATGGCTTTTAACAAGTTAAAAGGAATATAAATATGGCTTATACAACAATAGACGATCCAGAAGCATATTTTCAGGTTAAGGCTTATACTGGAAACAATACAACTGATACTGCTATTACTTTAGATGGTGATAATGATCTACAACCAGATTTTGTTTGGATTAAATGTAGAAGTTCAGCAAATTCATCTGCGTTATTTAATTCAGTAGTTGGTGACGATTATCATTTAGTTTCAAATACAACTGCCGCTCAAGCTGGAGACGGCTCATATTTTAAATCATTTGATTCTGATGGTTTCACACTAGGCACAGGCGGTCAAGTAAATGATAGTGGAGATACCTATGTAGCTTGGTGCTGGAAAGAATCTGCAACTGCTGGGTTTGATATAATTTCATATACAGGAGATGGTAGTGATAGAGATTTATCACACTCACTTTCGGCTTCTCCTGAATTTATAATAATAAAACAAAGATCAGGAACACAAGATTGGAGTACACAATCAACAGCATTAGGTTTAGCAAACTATGTAATATTAAACGGCACTAATGCTAGTGCTGGTACATCTGGAGCTTTAGTTGATGCGGTTAGTTCTTCAACAATATCAGTAGATGATAATGCTTATGTTAATGAAAACACAAGCACTTACATAGGATATTTATGGAGAAGTGTTCAGGGATTTTCAGCTATGGGAAAATACACAGGAAATGGAAATGCTGATGGAGCATTTATTTACACAGGATTCCGACCAGCTTATATTATGATAAGAGATACAGGTAATGCAGAAAATTGGTTTTTATTTGATAATAAAAGAGATGGATATAATGTTAATAAAGTTCTTTTATATGCAAATACTATAACTGCAGATACTACAACTGGTGCAAACCAAATAGACCTACTTTCAAATGGCTTTAAATGTAGATCTACTGATAATGGTACAAATAGAAGTGGTGCAACAGGATTTATTTACATGGCTTTCGCAGAAGCACCATTCGTAAATTCTAATGGAGTACCTTGTAATGCTCGTTAATAAATTAACGAGAAGCTCCGCAGCAAGATAATTAATATGAATTTTATTCTCACTATGATTCTTTGTAGTGGCGTTTCCTTAACTTGTTTACCACCATATCAAGTTATAGATACTTTCTATGAAGATCAATACTCCTGCTTACTAAAAGGTTATGAAAAATCTATTGAACAAATGGAAAAGATAGGTAGAGTTGTTATTAATGAAAATAAATTATTTATAAAATTTTATTGCATACCAGAGAAAAAAATTGATGCCTAGAAAAAAAATTATAACATCAAAAGAATTTAGTGAAATGTCTACAGGTCTTAGACTTTCTACTCACGAAAAAGTATGTGCTGAAAGAATGAAAACTTTATTCAAAGCAATAGATGAAATGAGAATAGAAGTAAAACAATTAAGAAATGATGTAAGTAAAGGCAAGGGAGCAATTAATTTACTTATTCTATTAGGAGGTCTAGCAGGGATTATACTAGGCTTTCTAAAGTGGAATGGCTAGGCGTAAAAAAGCAGTAGCTGGTTTAATGAGTGAGCTTTCTGCACAACTTAATATTGCAAAAGACCCTAATATCCTAGTATTTACACCACTTGGTGGACTTGGACCGATAGATATTGTTACTTTAAATATGTCTACAGGAGAGTATACTGCTTATGATGTTAAGTCTAAAAATTTTAGAAAACAAGACTATACAGCAAAAGATGGTTATAAAAGAAAAACCAAAGGAACTCTTATTGCCAGGCAAACCACTAAAGAACAAAAAAAACTAAAGGTAAAAATCCTATATGCAACCATTTAAAGGCTCAGATCCTAGTGAAATTCTAAATGAATATAAAGACCAAGTTAGAATATTAAAGCAACAGATAGCAGAACTTGAGGATGCCGGTAAATCTAAGGATGCAGCAAACAAAAGGTGTTTGCAAAAATTAGAGTTCTGTAATAAAGATCTTGAAGATGCTTTATCTAAAATTAAAGAATTAGAGGAGAAGAAAAAAGATGCCATTTGAAATGATAACAATGCTAGGCTCTACTGTACTTGGTGGAGTAATGAGCATCTGGTCGCAAAGCATTAAAGCAAAGCAAGCAGAACAAAAGATGCTATTGGCTAGAGCTGAAGTACAACAAAAAGGTTTTAAAGAAGCAAGAGAATATGGTAATGAAGGCTTCCAATGGACTAGAAGAATTATAGCATTAACTGCTGTTTTTGCGATAGTATTATTACCAAAACTAATGCCAGTATTACAACCAGATGTAACTGTAATTGTAGGATATTTAGAATTTAAACCTGCTTTCTTTTTTTTACCTGAAAAAGAAATAATGAAATGGGTAACACTATCTTCTAATAGTTTAGTTATTACACCATTAGATACTAATTTAGTTTCAGCTATTATTGGTTTATATTTTGGTGGTTCATTAGTTAAAAAATAATGACCATAGCAGATTTTGATCCAAGGCTTATTACTCAATATAATGAGCCAAGATTTTTAATTCATTTTCAATGGGGAAATTCTGAAAAAGTATATAGATATGCTCTAGTTGAATCAATGGAAGTACCTGAAATTGATCAAGATACAAAACAAAAAAAAGATGAAACTAATCTATCTCAAAAAGAAATATGGGAAAAAAAATATAAAAAATAATGGCAAAAAAGGGAACATTTGGAGTTAATACCTATCAAGAGAGAAGTAAAAAGAAGATTGGTCGCCACAAAAAAAACTTAAACAAGAGTGAAAAACCACATAAAAAATATCGTGGACAGGGTAGATAAGATAATATAAAATTCACAAGGGAGATAAATATGATGGAAAAAATTAAAAATGTTATACACGAAGTAGAACATTATTGGAATAATCACAAAAAAGTTGTGATTGTTTTCGGTATAGTTTTAGTCGTTGCAATAATTATGTAGTATGAAGGTAAGTTCTAATACTTCTGTATCAATGCCAGTCAAAAATATGATTGGAATTATCGCAGTAGTCGCTTCAGGAATCTTTGCCTACACAGAATTAACTGCCAGACTTACTTCTCTTGAGACTAGCAGAGAATTACATCAAGCAGATCTCTTAAAAAAGTCTGAGCAACTACCCACAGATCAAGAACAGTTCATCCTCCTGGAGCATATTGCTGGACAGGTTGAAGAAATAGATGAAGAGATGAAAGAAATGAGAAATAATACTGTTAATATTGACATGCTGATAAAAAATATAGACAGAATAAGAAATGATGTTGAAAAATTAAAAGATAAAGTAAGAGCTAATGGTAGTCAATAATGATAGAGACAGTATTTGCACTTTTACTTATTATAGACCACGAAATTAAAGAACATCGTATTCAACCCACTCTCAGTAAATGTTTAAAAGCAAAGCGTTATGCTATGAGAGATAAAAAATCTACTGATAGAGTTAATTATAAATGTATTAAATCCAAAGCTGAAATAGAGATTTACATGGGTGAAAAAAAGATTACAAAATTAATATTGGAATAATAAGGTAAAATGTCAAGACAGATAAAAAAATTTATAGTTAGATTGAGAATGTGGTATGCTGATGTGAGGGGTCATCATGGCAAGAGGTGGAATTATGAACCATCAGAACATTATTTAGGAAATAAAAAGAAACATGACAGAAACAAGATATAGTTACAATTAATGATATGGCAAATAAAACCTGGAACAAATCTAAAGCTCTAATAATATGTGGGTGGTGCAATGTTTGTCAAAAAGAATTATTAAGTAATGAAGATGGTTGGATTGTCAACGCAGAAAAAAAACATTTTTGCCATGATGGTCGTGATGGTAGTTGCTTTGATAAATATGTTATTGAACAAAAGAATATAGCTGAAGATGCTACTTACGAAGGTCATTAAATTAAAACCCCATTATACCATCCCAATAAAAGACAAAGTATAATCATCACTCCAAAAAACATTAATAAAAAATATAATTGTTTCATGCTTTACAATTAAATTGTGTGAGATTTTTTTTCCATTTTCTATAATCTTTAATCCATTCATTAGTATCTTTTTTTGTAGGTTTTTGATTGTCTTTATAAAATTTATAAAAACCTTTATCTTTAAAATATTTGGCTATTTCAGGTGCAGAAACTTGATCTGATTTAATACAATCTAGTATATCTTGGTAATCTTTTTTTTTAACCATTAAGTAATAGTTGCTTTCAATTCCTCAAACTCTTTCCATAAAGTTTGCTCTGGCGACCAAAATCTTTGTTTATTATTTTTCATTTTAATAGAATGTAAAACTGTGGTATGATCATTGCCAAAAATTTTACCTATTGTAGTTAAACTCATATTAAATTTTTCAGATAATAAATTAAATATTATATTTCTAGTTCTACATATATCTTGTCTACGAGATTTAATTATCATCAATTCTTTTTTATTAACTTCATAGCGTACACAAACTTTATTTATAATACTTTCAATAACTGATTGAGTTGGCTTTCCAAAAGAATATCCAACAATTCTTTTTGGTGTGTATTGTTTTCTATTTTTTTTACTATGATCTCTAGCAAGTATATAACCATTTCTAAAACCATTTTTATAAATAGCTTTTTCTCTTATACTTAAATCTTGATACATTCCTGCTTTCATAGCAAGTTTTATCTCTTTGTGGAAGTTTTTGGTCATAGATCCCCTAGGGTTTGTTGTTGTTTTTTTCAATTATAAGTTTAATGACTATCTTGTCATTAAAAGTTCTTGTGTCTGCACTACCTTACTCATTAACCTGATACTATCTTGATGATATTTTTCAGCTAGTACCTTTGCCTCCAGAAACTTTCTGTGTTTCTTTTCTTGGAGATCCCTGTACCTTTGCAGACGAGTTTTTAGCTCGTTCATCCTTCTCCTTATTCACTTTTATAAAATCAATTTTAATATCATTGATTTTTACTTCTACAAATTCCCCTATGGCTTGTGGATCTGCAGCCTTCTCAGCGTTATTAAAGCTATCAATATGAGTGAAATTAGCCTCGCCAAATTTACGCCTAATATATTTAAACATTTTTATCCTTTTTGTCTACTGTTTTTTTATGCAGTTCTTTAGCCATTTTTGAGTATATTTCAAGGTCATCATAGCTATCTGCTTTATATTTTTTAGTTGTTCTATATAGTTTAAGAGCCATCATAAGTTGAGCAACCTGATAAGGGTGCATATCATCTTTTAAAATATCATGTAAAATAACATTAAACATGACAGCTAATAATCTAAAATTTTCCTGATAATCGCCATAATCTTTATGACGATCTTCTACAATTTTATTTAATATTTTTTCGTTAATATCTATTGTATTCATATTGTTTTGCAATGAGGTGGGGAAAACAACTAAAAGAAAAAAGCCAGAAAGGATTGGCTAAAAAACCCCACCTCAAAGTTTTACAAAAATGTTACCATCTTTGCGGTTTATTATTACCATACGATTGCTGTTTTGCAAAAGGTTTTGCTACTTGAGCTGGTGCTGAACCACCTCCAGTACCGCTACTTTTTGAAGTATCGTTTGGTGTTAGTTGCACAGTAATGTTGCCAGTTGGCTCTCCATTTTCTGCGACTTCATCAAAGGCTGCTTGATTATACCAATTATCCCCTATCTTTACACCTATTCTCCATTCTTTTCCCGGAGGAGATTTTGGATTAATAGGTGCTACATAGCTTGGATGATTGGGAGCAGACCTTTTGTTGTTGGGAGTAAGTTTTATATATATCTTATCCATTTTGCTTTGCTCCTGTTTGTAGTTTAATCTTCCTGTTTTCATAATGATTCATTAAATCTTTATATGTTGCAGGATGATTTTTGATTGCATCATTAAATTCATTTTTAAACTCTACATCTTTAAGATATTTTAATCTTGAAAGGTGCATAGCTGCATCAATGTTTCTAATGACTGATTTTACTGAAGTTACCTTTTTTTTAGGATAATTAATTACTTCAGCACTTTGGTCTACCTTTGTATTTGGTATGTTAAGATCATCTAATTCTTCTTTTGAAGTGATGCTCTCATCCAGAATACCAAAGATAGATAAAGCTCTTGATATAGCAAAGGATTCTGCTAGTTCCATTGCTTTAGGTTTATTGTTCCTAAATACTTTTGCATGACCGGTAGCCACTGTACCATCAGGACTTACAATTTCTGCTTTACCAATATAGCAATCATCATAAGTCATAATATATGTTTTAATACCTAACTCTCCTGCAAATTCCTCAGTAAAAAATTTAAGTTTACTTGTGGCTTTTACAGTAGTTGTTCCATGCTCATTAATGTAAGTTCCTTCTTTTTTACATTTGTCTATTACTTTTTTTATTCTTTCTTTCATTTTTATCCCCATAGTTGTTTGATTGTTTTTAATTGATCAGCACTTAAATCTTTCATCATCCAATGATTAAGATCAGGTTTTTCCACATATTGTGCTGCGATCTTAGGATCGCCATTACTTAGTACAAGTAATTTTTGAATTGTTTTTGCCTTGTTTAACATTTCATTATAACAATATTCTAAATGATCATCAAATAATGCAGGATGACTATCGTCAAAAATAATGAAATCATTTTCATTTGCATAAAATAAGAATGGAGTTTTACCACTTGCAATTTTATAAAAAGCTACTTGAGTTATATTAACCGGATCAGGTTCACTTGGTAATTTTTGTGTATAAAGTTTTATATCACCTCTATAATCTTTTGCAGTAGGTGGTTTAGTTTTACATTCTGCAAAACTTAAATCAGTTTCAAAATCTAATCTACCGGTAACTCCTAAAGCTAAATCTTCTGGCAACATATCCACATATCTTTCACACTTTAATTCATCATCACCAAAGATATTTTTAACAGCACTTAAAATTTGTTGGGTAGTGCCATGTAATTTATCTTTAATTTGTTCTTTGATTTGTTTGTCTCTGTCATCAAAACTTTCTTTAGTATAAAGTTTATATTCATGGTCAAATATACTATCATAATCTCTGTCTTTAATTTCCTTCCTCTCAGCACCATGAAATATATATTTACCTACTAATTTTTGAGCCACATTACCGGTTAAACTTCCATAACCTAATTTATATTTTTTCTTATCGGCTCGTCTCTGTTTTTCAGTACGACACCAATAATCTACAATGTGCATAGCGATTGATCTATTTCTTGATAGCTGAGAGAAAGAAAAATGTTTCAAACCCTCTCCACCTGATAGGGATTTAAGTATTTCTTCTAGTTGTTTTTTCATTTATTTCCTTTTTGTTGTTCCATTCTTTATATATTATTTCACCATATTGTCTACTATTATTTTATTATTTTCTTGCTTTAAATAACCGCTATGGTAATAGGTATTCTTCTGCAACAATAGGAGAAAAATATGACATTAAAGGAATGGATAGCTAAAAATCACTATAGCTATTCTCAAACCGCACAAAAATTTGGTATCATAAATATTAATCCTGCTACCAATATTCAAAGGTATGCAAAAGGAGAACGAATACCACATCCAAAAGTAATGAAGAAGATTTTTGATGGTACAAAAAAACAAGTTCAACCTAATGATTTTTATGAAGAATACTGGCAAAGAGAACAACTTTAAATACGATAAAGTTAAGATAACCTGGTGGGACATTTGCACTTGCGAAGAGGCATGGGTAGGTGAAGATGATATATTAGACCACGATATATCTGTTTGTTCTGATGTTGGTTATATCTATAAAAAAACTAGAGATAAATTGTGGCTATTTACATCTTATTCTGAAGATGAAAATGGAATGGATGTAGGAAATTTAACTTGCTATCCAAGACAAGTTGTTAAAAAGATTGAGGTGTTAAAATGACAAATGTTGGTATGTTTGAGGAGATAGATTTAAGCCATAAATTCAGAAAATTAAAAAAGGAAAATAAAAAACTAATAAGCGAGATTGAAAAACTTAAAAGACATGTATTAGACCTTGAGAGAATAATAGAAGAAAAAGACAACGAGATTATAATAATTAAGAATAGATAATAAAGGAGTAAGTGTGGCTAGATGGACTTATTATAAGTCTAATGGGGATTACAACGATTGGCATAGGCAATTTGAGGGTCTTGCAGGGATAGATTTGGATTTTTGTGAGGTATGTCCTAAGTGCTATGAACCATTAGCTGTAAAAGAAACTTGTTTTGATAAAAATCAGCAGTTCAAAGCTACAACCCTTACAAAAATGGTCGGAGATCGCCTAAAGATACCTGCCTTTTTGATATTCTATACTCCTTTACCCAATGACACCATGAAGTTCAGAATTAAGCGTGTGAGTGAGCCTATGACCGAAATTTATGAAGTTAATCAGGAGGAATGGTTAAAGTATTTATATTCGTTGCAGGAAGAACATAGGAGGTGTTGTAAATATGCAACACAAGTATGATCCTCACATTAGGGTAAAGTTTGCTCTATTTGATGACCCACAGTTTAGATCAATTCCTGAAAACCACAGATCTCACGCCTACCTGGTGTTTATATGTTTGCTAAAATTTGCTAACTCTAAAACCCTAACTTGCTATCCTCGCAAAGCCACCATTGCTGATATGTCCGGTTTATCTAGGACAACCATATATAGAGCTACACTTTGTTTGGAAAAGGCAGGCATTATAAAGAAAAAGAGATTAAAATCAACTTTATTATATACTATAAACCCTAAGTATATTGTGGGTTATAGACCAGAGGTTTCACAGAGAAACATAGATGTTTCAGAGAGAAACATGGGTGTTTCTGTTAGACCACTATTAGAAGAACTAACATATATAACTAACATTAATACTAGCATTAACCTTTTTATAAAAGGTCTTTCAGGTAGTGGTAGCGGTAATGAACATATTATAAAAGGATTAGCGAATAAATACTCCCCTGAACAGCTTAGACAAGCAATAATTGATAAAGATAATCCTTATTTTTGTAAAAAGGCTTTAGAGATACAAGAAGATAAGAATAAGAGATATGTACCCAAAAATATTATATTAAAAGCTGTGGATAATGTCCGCAAAAAAACTAATTATTTCTATAAAAGTAAGGTAGCTAAAAATAAGGATAAATATGGCAGGATTTCAAAGTCGCAAGATTTATTGCGAGGCAATAGCAAAAACAAGCGGTAAGCAATGCCTTGCTAAAGGTTATTATACACCTACAAAGGATAGATTTCTTTGTATGTTTCATAGAGGCTCAAAGTCGTGGGATAATAAAACTAGAAAGTATAAAGGCTTATATAAAAACGATAGAATAAAACTAGACAATAAGGTAAAGATATTAAAGAACTTAAAAAATTTTAAACATAAAACAGATGAAGAAATCAAACAGTATATCAACCAAGAAAAACAACGTGCCAATAGCACTTTCGGATATAGAACAAAATACTATACTAGATCAATTACACAATGGCGTGGTCGCTTACGAAATAGCAAAACAAAAACAGATCAAATTGAAAACTTTATACGACTACTTGGACAAAAACCCAAAGTTTAAGGAACAATTTAATAAGGCACAAGAACGAGGCATTAAAACATTAGTTGAAAAAATGTGTGTAATATTTGATAGAGATAATGTTTCTTTAGATAATAATGAGTTGCTATTTATTAGAGAAAAAAAGGACTGGTTAAAATTTATTGCACCAAGACTTTCATCTTTGTTCGTAGAAAAGACAAAATCTGAGGTAAAGCAGGACACTCAGCTTCGAGTAATGTGGTCAGATACTCCTGATCTGCTGGACCTAGACGCTGCAGAAATTGCTGATATAGAACACCCCTCGCCAAAATAAAATGGGAAAGGGTTTTAAGTTTTAACTCATTCATAAAAATCTATAACTAGAACTTCTTGTTCTTTCTTTTTCTTTTTCTACTCTTTCATAAAAAGGTTTAAAAGAATCATAATTAATAAACATTATACTATGTAATTTTAAAGCAAATCTATTTATTTCTTTTTCTTTTTGTTCTTCATTTTTTCTAGTCTTTCCTATTGTTGAGTTGGATTTAATATAATGTTTTGCTAAATTAAAAGTATTTCCCATTGAATAATAATTTTTTAAGGCATTTTGAGAAAATAGTATTTCGTATGTATATAAATTTCTTCTAAATTCTTTTCGCAGTATTTCTCTTAATCTTTTATTATCATTATTCATGTAATAATTAGAATTATGTTGCTGATTATAATAAGGTTTCCAATAAGTAATTAAATCTATTTCTAGTTTATCCATTTCCTGTACTGTATTACAAGGAATGAAAGTAATTAATTCACAACCATAATCTTTACAGTTTTCATTTTGTTTTGATTTAATTTTTTCTTCTAAAGAGCTTGGTGTTCTTTTCCAATAATCTTTTGACTTACCTATATAAACAACTTCCTCATATTGTTTATTAATTCCACAATAAACACCCATTCTATTTGTTAATGGTATGCTTTTTTGTAGCAAATAACCAATACTATATGCTTTTTCTATTAGCACTTGTTTATTTATTCAACTGGAGTAAAACCATCTTTTTTATTCCATGTATTCACTATTTTTTCATTGGTTGAATTATCTAAATAAACAACCCAATCTCCAATAGTAATATATAAGCAATTTTTTGATCTTACATCAACTGTAATACCTTTTATTTTCTTTTTAATAAATTTATTTTTCATCTTTCCTTTCGTTTGTTTGTTGATTATTTTCTAATTCAAATATTTTTTGCCTATGTTCAAAATATCTTTTTCTAAAAACTATATTTTGATGCCATAATATTGAATTTTCTTCTTCTAGTTTTCTTTTATATTTTCTTAATTTAGCTTTTAGTCTTTTCACTTATTTGTTTTTTGGTATTAATATTTTATCATATCTTTTTAACATATTTCTTAAATCCCAATCTTTTTTAATTTCTTTTTTTAAAATATAAATTTCTGATGGGTCATTACAAATATCTGTTAATACATTTGCAATCCATTTAGGATAATCATCATCTAAATATTTATTTACCATTTCTTTTGTTATCATTTTTTATTCCTTTCTTTTATTTATGATATTTAGCTTCTCTTTTAATCATTACATCAACACCGATATTTTGAAGTAATTCCTCTTTAAACTCGGTAATTTCTTTTTGTAATTTTTTATGATCTTTAATGTTTTCAAAATCATAAATCCTATCAGCTACATAAAAAATACATATTCGGTCATCTGGTATATATTTTTTATCATCATCTTTTTTTGTTTTTTTAGTCATTATTCCTCACTTTCATTTTGTCTATTTATATCTCACTTGGTTTAATCTTTTAAATTCATCACAATTTTCACACCACAATTTTAATACAAACCATTTCATATATTCTAAAATAGTGTGATTACATTTTTTACATACTACTTGAATTTCCATTGTAGGTTTATTTGTTGTCATTTTAATAATATTTCTTTTTCTGTTTTTGCATTGTGAACTTGCCAACCAAAAAACTCACAAATATTTGCTAGTGTTTCTTTTTTCCAAAGTTTTAAATCGCTTTTTTCTATATCTACCGAGTGAAAATCTAATAAAGTTTTTTTAATTTCTCGTAGAGATTTAAAAGTATTACCACTATGAAAGTAGTAATTATTTTGATTATCCCATACTTTGTAATTAGGTTTATCTGTCATTTTACTTGCCTGTTATTTTTTCTATTTTATCTAATTTTTTTAATCTTTGAGATACATATTTCATATCTCTAATACAAGCATTTACATCTGCGTCACCATCATAATCAACTCTTTCAAAATGCTCTTGTAAATACATATCAAAATTATTTAAATCTGAATGTATTGTTTTTACAAAATAGTCTTTCATGTTTTCCTTTCTTTTGTTGTTTTTTATTGATACCTATAAACTGACATTTCTTCAAAAACACCGCTTATAGTTGTTTTACAACCTACTGACATTTCTTTAATATCTTTTACATCTTGTTCATCAAATCCATTGTCTATTGATATTGCTTTTTCATTAACATAATCAATTTTCGGTTTATTGCCTTCGTTTATTTGATAACCACACCAAAAAACAAAAGCAAATTTTTTATCTTTTTTCATTTTTTCCTTTCAAGATAATAAACATCATCATCAATGTCTATTTTAGCTTGTTTTATAGTATCATATTGTATTCCACCTATTTCCCAAAATGGATCTTTTTTAAACTCTTTGCACACAATATAATATTGTTTTTGGTCTTTGTGATACATTTCACAAATCTCAAAACCTTTATAGTGTTCTACCGGCATTTGTTCCTTTCTTTTGTTTTTCTTTTTCATAAAAAGTATTTTTATTTATTTCTATGTATGAAAGAGAATTATGTTTTAAATATGTTAATAGTTTGTTCTTTTTATTTTCATTAACATTTTTTAATCTTATTATTATTAAATCATTTACCATTATTTATGACCTTTAAGCATTAACCATACTAGCATAACAAATAAAAACGATAATAAGGTTTGTAGCTCTATTGGTGTATTTAAAAATATATCAATCATTCCTTTTTTTCTCACACTCCTCACAAAAAATAGGTTCTTCGCCATTTTTTTCATACCACTTTAAACATTCCTCATTGAGTTCAATTTTTTCGCAATCATCACAAAAGTATTTAATCATACATTTAACCAAGTTTTTTGTTTTTCTATTAGTTGTTTTTGTTGTTCTTTATAAAGTTTATTTCCTTTATAATTCTTATAAAATCCATAACCGGCGCAGTTGTTTAAAAGTAATAGCATAGATACTATCATAATAATTTTAATCATAATGCACCAGTTCCTTTCATACCTAAATATGCTAGTATTCCAATTACACAAATACCTATTAAAAAATATATACAAATCATTTTAAAATACTCCTAACAAAGTTAAAAGAATATAAGTGATTAAAATAATTGCAAGATTGCAAAAAATTAATTCTTTACTCATTTTTTTCCTTTCCTATTTGTTTTTATATGTAGCAATGCCATAAAAATTTAATTGTTAATAATATAATACAAAGTTGCCAAAGTTTTATATTTGTTGTGCTTAATATTCCACCACTCATTACCGATATAAACATAATTAAGTTATTCATTATGTAGAAAAACCTGTATAGTTCTTATAAAAACTATCACCGGTATTCAAATCAGTTAATATATATTCACCTGATTTTATTTTCTTTTTAGTGTCTTTTATAGTTTCGCCTAAAAATATATTTCTATATTTTCCAGTTGTTGTGCTATAGTTCCAATATTTTTGATCTAAATAAACACCATATTTATTATTTTCATATCCTTTTTTTACAATCATTGATGAATAAGATTGAAAATATTTATTATCTTCATTATCAGTAATTATAAATTGATTGGCTATTTTATTTCCATTATTGCTAGTTATGTTTTCTACTTTCATTGTTTTTTTCCTTTCATTGTTTAATTTAACTTAATAAATAAATATGTCTAAAATTAGGCATTAAAAGTCATATTAAAATTATACTTTTTTAAGATTATTTCTATTTGATAAAAATCCTCATAGTTAATAGCGTCTAAATATTTTTTATAATCTTCAAGCGTCATTATTTTTTTTAAGTCTTTTTTATCATTTATATTTTTAGGCTTAAATGTCATAAGTTCCTTTCATTGTTTATTTTTATTTCTTTTTTGAAATCCTCTAGCCATTTATTATTTTTAATCTCAATAGGTTTATCAAAATCATCAACTATACTATCGTAATCCATGTTTTTATATTTATCTAATTGCATTACATAATCCTGGCAATCACTGTTAAGATCATCAAAATAATCTTCTTGATTAATTGCACTTGATACATCAACCCATTTTTTAACAAATCTACCTTGACCGGTAAACATGTTAAATTCATGTACTCGAACAAGTGCATTTTTTGGATTAAGTGCAATACTTTCAATTTTATCAAAATCATCATTTATTACAGCTTGGTCCATTTTTTCATTTATTTCTGTCATTTTTTCCTTTCATTGTTTAATTTAAGTTATTAAATAAATATGTTTAAAATTAGGCATTAAATTTAATTAATATGCTTGTATTATTAACCTTTCACTATCTGGTATTTCAATAACTGTTGTATGATCTCTTAAATCATCAAGATCTTTTATATCTTGATAATTCTCTTTTACTTCTTTCAGGTTTTCATATTCATCATATTCACATCTAAAAGCAACTGGATCAAAATCTAATTCTTGATCGCAATCCTCTTCATATTGTGTTAAATGTTCAAAAAGAGCTTTTGCACCATAATAGCTAAATCCGTGATCTTTTTTGCTCATTTCATCTACAAATTGATATTCTTGAATTGTGTCTTTCATTGTTTCCTTTCAGTTGTTTTTATTATATTAAATTTTCATTTACATAATCGCTTAATCTTTCGCTTATACTTTTAAGATCAGCATTTTTACCTTTTATAAGTAAATGAAACATATTTTTAAATGTTTTATCTTCTAGCAGCATATTAAAATCAGCTGTTGTTTTATCTTCAACCCTTGCTATAATTGATCTTACTTCTACATTTGTCATTTTTTCCTTTCATTGTTAATTTAACCTAATTTATAAATGTGTCTAAAATTAGGCGTTTATTCTCTTAAATATAGGGTCATTCATATAGTTTAATGCTACATGATTTGTCTTATAGTTAATTGAATAGCCTTTAGATTTAAGTATTTTATCTAATTTATATCCATCACAATCTTCTTCAAAATAATAACAAGCGTTATTGTCATTATAATAAGAATATTTTGAAAACTCTTTTATATCTATATCAAGTCCTTCAAGATCATATTTTGATATTTGAATATAACCATGAGATTGATTGTCTATAAATTTAAGCGTTATTTCTTTTGTCATAGTTTCCTTTCAGTTGATTTGTTGGTTTTCATTCCTTTTGTTGTTAAATATTATTAAATTAAATGGTACTTTAAAAACATTTCTAGAAAACCAACCAAAAGTATTTTTCCATTCATTTAATAACATGATTAAAGATAATAAAAAGATAAGGCAGAATTAAGGCAGGAATAGAAATATATTTAATTGTATTGAATTGGTTAAATAGGTTAAATGTTCGTATCAATATATAAGAAGAGAGATTTTTATTCCTCGCATATAAGATCGGTCAGCATTACTGACCTATATATAAAAGATTAAGAGCTTTAGAGTTTCCGATAAATAAAAGTTATCAGAACTAATAGAGTTGTTAAAGGTTTTTCCCTGCTGATTAGGTGAATTTTAAAAAGCTTACCCCCCCTATACACCCAAGATCGCCACACTTTTTATTATATATATATACATGGGACTGTAGGACACCCTTAGACAAAGACATCCACACACATCTCAAAACAACCCACCACCTTTTCCACACCTTGCTAGACCTTTTTCTTTTACTATTTTTTTTAAATATACTATATGTAGTATATGGATTATTTTTCATCAGATGAGTTAGATTCAGTTGCTTACATTGAAAAGAAGTCAAACGCTGTAGTTTTAAAGTTTTATGGTTTTCCCAATGAAATGACTGCACAATTATTTATTACCTATTCAATGATGAAGATGGGATTTGATTTTCACCCTATAAATGATGATATGCCAAGTAAAATGATCCACTAAACATATATGGATATAAAAATACCCTATACGCCTAGAAAGCACCAAGCCTATTTACATAAGGAAATATCTAAACGAAGATGGAGTGTTCTGGTATGTCATAGACGATTTGGCAAAACAGTATGTATGATCAACCATTTAATTAGGTCAGCACTACTGACCAAAAAAAAACACCCTAGATTTGCCTACATTGCTCCAACCTTCAAACAAGCTAAAGCTATTGCCTGGGACTACATGAAACAGTTTACTGCAAAGATACCTTATACAAAATTTAACGAAACTGAACTTAGGGTAGATTTACCTAATGGCTCTCGTATTACTTTGCTAGGCTCAGATTCACCTGATGGATTAAGAGGTATATATTTAGATGGCTGCGTAATAGATGAATATGCAAATGTAACCGACAAGCTATTTCCAGAAATAATTAGACCAGCACTTTCTGATAGAAAAGGATATTGTATATTTATTGGAACTCCGGCTGGAATGAACAATAATTTTTACGAACTCTATCAACACGCACAGGGAGCAGACGACTGGTTCAATTATAAAGCAAAAGCGAGTGATACCCAGATTGTAGATGAGGAGGAGCTTAGCAAGGCGAAAGAAGTTATGGGAGAGAAGAAGTATCTACAGGAGTTTGAGTGCGATTGGGTTGCTAACATTGAGGGAGCAATTTATAGCGATGCTTTAACTAAAATGGAAAACTCCAAACAGATTACTAGAGTTCCTTATGATCCTTCATTACCAGTTTCAACTAGCATGGATCTAGGTGTAGCAGATCATACCGCTATAATATTTTTCCAGCAGTTAGGAAGAGCAATTAATATTATTGATTATTATGAAGAGAGAGGTCAAGGATTACCACACTATATTCAGATGTTAAAAGATAAAGATTATATTTATGATAAACATTATGCTCCACACGATATTGAAGTTACTGATTTTAGTAATGGTAAAACTAGAAGGGAGGTTGCTTTTCAATTAGGAATTAGATTTAAGGTCGTGCCGAAAATTCCATTGGAAGATGGCATCCACGCAACATCAATGGTTCTGCCTAGGTGCTGGATTGATACTGACCATTGCAAAAAGTTAATAGATGCGTTAAGACATTATCACAGGAAGTATATTGATAAAAATAGAATGTTTAGATCAAAGCCTGTACACGATTGGAGTTCACACGCAGCAGATGCCATGAGGTATCTAGCTGTTGGACTGCAGGAATTAAATAGTAGACAAACTGCTCCACAAAGTATAGCAGATAATAGTTATAGGATTATATAAATGGGATCAATATTCAGACCAAAAATGCCACCACTTCCAGCAGTTGCACCGCCACCAGAGCCACCAAAGTCTGAAGTATCCTCGGAAGATAAAGAAAGAATTGCAAAAGAACAAGCCGCTATTCGTAGAAGAAAGTCAGGTAGACAATCAACAATATTAACAGGACCTCTTGGAATACAAGAGGATAAAGAGGAAGCGTTAGATACGCTATTAGGATAAATTAATTATGCCACATCATCATGGAAGAACTGGAAGATCAGCAGGAGTAAAACAAAGTGGTGGAGCAAGTCCTCATGGACAACCAGCTCATAAAACATCTGTTTCATCAGGAGCAGCTCATAGTCAAAAAACTAAAGTACAAGCAAATATAAAGGCAAATAAACCAAGTTTAATAGAAAGCATTGTAAGTAAGTCTGCAACCTTACAAATAATAAAAGGTATGGGAGAAGCTCTTACAAAAAGTGCTAAAGAACATAATTTAGCTAGAAGAAAAAAACATATTATAAAATACAATAAAAGTGTTCATCCTTCTCAAAGAATAGATATGACAGATGAAATGTTATCTTCTACTGAAGGCTTAAATATTTTAAGAGAAAAAACTAAATACACTACAGCTGCTGATACTCCTAAAGATAATGATGGACCTCCTGTTAAAAAAGTTGTAGGTGGTCAAACAATTTTAGCAGCAGCTCCAACAGAAGCTGAAGTATCACAATCAGATGCTGCTAATGCTGCCGAGACAAAATTAACTAAGAGAAGAGTAAAAGCAAGAGGAAGAAAAATGAATATATATACTCAATCAAAAGATAAACTTAAACTAGGTAAGAAAAGTTTATTAGGAGTAGTTTAGTGGCAAAGACAGATTTAACAAAAAAATTATTATCAAGATTTGATAGATTAAAAAGTCAAAGACAAACCTGGGAAACACATTGGCAAGAAGTTGCTGATTACATGATGCCAAGAAAAGCAGATGTAACCAAACACAGAGCCAGAGGTGATAAACGAACAGAAATGATCTTTGATTCTTCTCCCTTACAAGCAGTAGAATTATTAGCGGCATCCCTACATGGAATGTTGACTAATCCTTCTACTCCTTGGTTTACTTTAAAATTTAAAAATGAAGATATAAATTCAGAGGAAGAAGCAAAACTTTGGTTGGAAAGTGCGACTGAAACTATGTACACCGCATTTAATAGCTCAAACTTTCAACAAGAAATTTTTGAACTGTATCACGATTTAATTACTTTTGGAACTTCTTGTATGTATGTACAGGAAGATGATAAAGAAATATTAAAATTTTCTACAAGACATGTTAAAGAAATTTATATTGCTGAAGATGAAAAAGGTAGAATAGATACTGTTTATAGAAAATTTAATTTATCAGCCAGAGCTGTAGTTCAAGCATTTTCTTTTGAAAATAAAATATCACCAGATGTGTTGGCACTTTCACAAAAAGATCCTTATCAAGATGTAGAATTATTACACGCAGTTTATCCAAGATCAGACTTTAATCCTAATTTAAAAGATCAAGAAAATATGCCATTTGAATCTGTTTATATTGAAATGAAGAATGGTAACGAATTATCTATATCTGGATTTCAAGAATTTCCTTTTGTATGTCCTAGATATTTAAAAGCATCACATGAAATTTATGGTAGATCACCTGCAATGACAGCACTACCGGATGTGAAGATGCTAAATGAAATGTCAAAAACTACAATCAAAGCTGCACAGAAACAAGTAGACCCACCTCTATTAGTTCCTGATGATGGTTTCCTACTTCCAGTCAGAACTATACCAGGTGGATTAAATTTTTATAGATCAGGTACTAGAGATAGAATTGAACCTTTAAACATTGGAGCAAATAATCCATTAGGTTTAAATATGGAACAGCAAAGAAGAGACTCCATTAGAGAAGTATTTTATGTAAACCAATTACAATTACAACAAGGTCCACAAATGACAGCAACAGAAGTAATCCAAAGAAATGAAGAGAAGATGAGATTACTAGGACCGGTATTAGGTAGACTACAATCAGAATTATTAAAACCACTTATTGATAGAACTTTTAATATTTTATTAAGAAGAGAACAATTTATTCCAGCTCCTGAATTTTTATCAGATCAAGATATAGAAATAGAATATGTTTCACCTCTTGCTAAAGCACAAAAATCTTCAGAACTTTCATCAATAACTAGAGCAATAGAAATATTAGGTAGTCTTGCAAATGTTGCTCCTGTATTTGATTATATTAATTTTGATGCGTTAGTTAAACATGTTGCAAGTATTGTTGGCGTTCCGCAAAAAATATTAAAGACACAATCACAAGTTAATGCTGAAAGAGAAGAACAAGCAGCACAAGCTGAACAACAACAACAAATGGCTCAAATGCAACAAGTTGCACAAGCCGGAGGAGATATAGCACCACTAGCGAAAGCATTGCCAGAAGAAGCAAAAGCAATAGCAAACGCAGAAGCTGGATAATATGGATTCAAAACAACTAGAAAAACATATACAAAATTTAAAAAACAATTATAAAATTATGTTTAATTCAGGCGAGGGTAAAGTAATCTTAGCTGATCTTGAAAAAAGATGTCATTATCATTCTACCACTAATGTAAAAGGTGATAGCCATGAGAGTGCATATATGGAAGGACAACGCAGCGTTCTTCTATTTATTAAATCAATGCTGCAAAATGAAAATGAAAAAGGTAAATAAAAATGTCAAGCGAACAGATAACACAGGAAACTGTGCCTGTAGAAAAAACGACTACAGCACAGACAGAAGAAAAACCGGTAGCAACTCCTACAGCAGTTAGAGGAGCAGATACACCTGCACCACAACAATCAACTTGGAAAGATTCTATTAGCGAAGTCTATAGAAATGATCCTAACATTGAAAAATTTACTGAAGCAGATGCTTTAGCTAAATCTTATATCAATGCAGTAAAAATGATTGGTCAGGATAAAATAGCAATACCAACAAATAATTCAACTCAAGAAGCGTGGGATGAAGCATATAATAAATTGGGTAGACCAGAGTCTGCTGAAAAATATGATTTAGATATTAATTCAGAAATTGTAGCAATGGATGAAAATCAAATTAAATCCTTTGCCGAGCAATCTCATAAATTAGGTTTAAATAATAAACAGGCTCAAGGAATATTAGAGTTTTATAAAGATAATATGGAAGGCTCTGTACAACAATCAAAAATAGATATTGAAACTTCACAAGCTCAAGCAGAACAACATTTAAGACAAGAATGGGGTAGAGATTATGATGCTAAAGTAAAACAAGCTGGTGCAGTAGCAAAAGCTAATATGCCAGGAGTTTTAGATTTAGTATTACAAGATGGTACTAGAGTTGGTGATAATTCAGAAATTATAAAAGGTTTTTCAAAGATAGCCGCTATGTTTTCTGAAGATAAAATGGTTACAACTGAAAGCGAAAATGTTGATAGTGTTAAAAATATTGAGCAGGAAATCTCACAAATGATGAATGATAAAGCTCATCCTTATCATATTAAGGGACATCCTGAACATGATAAATCTATACAACAAATGCTTACATTAAGAGAAATGTTGAATAGCGATACTAAATAATAATAATTTTAATCCCTTGTATTATTATTAAAAATATTATAAGGGATTAATTATAAGAAAATTCGCAAGAACCTTATTGACAAGCAGCAAAAGACTCTAGTCTAAAAGACTTAAAATCCAAGAGATGCCTATCAATGTTGATGGAGAACCTTTCTGATTTAATCAATAATAATATGGAGAGACAATTATGTCATCACAAGTAACAACAGCTTTTGTACAGCAGTATTCTGCTAATGTACAAATGTTGTCCCAACAAATGGGATCGTTATTAAGAGACAAAGTCAGAGTAGAAAGTATTACAGGAAAAAATGCTTTCTTAGATCAAGTTGGCTCAGTAACTGCAGTTGAAAAAACTAGCAGACATTCAGACACTCCACAGATAGATACACCCCACGCAAGGCGTAGAATATCTCTGTCGGATTATGAATTTGCTGATTTAATAGATCAAAATGACAAAGTTAGACTCTTAATAGATCCGACTTCATCTTATGCTCAAGCTGCTGCTATGGCAATGGGAAGAGCAATAGATGATGTGATCATATCTGCTGCACTAGGTACTGCGTATACTGGTGAGACAGGATCAACTAGCACAGCCAATGCGAATTCAATCGCACATGGTTCTGGTGGTTTAACTGTCGCTAAATTAAGAACTGCAAAACAGACTCTTGATTTAAGCGATGTAGATCCTTCTATACCAAGACACATTATAGTATCACCAAAGCAGATTAGTGATCTTTTAAACATAACTGAGGTAACAAGTGCCGATTTTAACACAGTCAAAGCATTGGCTAATGGTGAAATCAACACTTATCTTGGTTTTAACTTCATTGTATCAAACAGACTTGCATTATCTAGCACAACTAGATCATGTATAGCCTTCGCACAAGATGGAATAGCTTTAGGTATTGGCAAAGATGTCAATGCTAGAATAGACGAAAGAGCTGACAAATCTTATGCCACTCAAGTGTACTACTGCATGAGCATCGGTGCTACTAGAATGGAAGAAGATAAAGTTGTTGAAGTACAATGTACTGAATCGTAATAGGAGGAAATAAATTATGGCGAATGTAAATACAGATATCGTAACTAATTTTGCTGCTACTCCCCAGGTAAAGAATGATTCCCAACAGTTGCACGGTTCAAAAAGAATTGCACAGGGAACTATTGCTTTAGATTCTGGAGACTTATCGGCAACTGATACAGTTATGTTAGCTCCTGTACCAACTAATGCTAGTATTTCTTCTATCAAGTTGTTTAATGACGACTTAGATTCTGGAACTACTAATACATGCGATGTTGGTTTATGGACTACAGCAGTTGCTGCTGTAGATGACGACTGCTATGCTTCAGCGATTACAGACCTTAGAGCGGCTGTAGTAACTGGAACTGAAGTAGCGTTTGAAGCTAGAAACATTAACACAATGGGTCAAAAAGTCTGGGAAGATGCTGGACAAAGTTCTGATCCAGGTGGAGTTTACTATGTCGGTTTAATCTTTGACGCTGCAGGTGATACTGCTGGTGATTTAAGTTTTATAATTGAATATACAGTAGACTAATAAATAGAATTAAACAGGCGAGTAGAGGGAGACTGAACCTCGCCTGTTTAGCATGAAACAGATTAAAGATTTAAAACCTGTACTACATTTTAAAAAAAATAATTATGTATACAGATATGTTCTTGTAGACCGGTTTCAGTATGGTCCTAAATATCATTATGGATTTGATACTAAACAAGAAAGAACAGAAGAAGAGATATTTGCTTTAGAAAGAGATAGACAAATAAGGCGTAAGTATATTATAAGGAAGTAATATGGCATCAGTAGTAGATATTTGTAATGGAGCATTAAATCAATTAGGAGCATCAACAATCCTATCCTTAACAGAAGATTCAAAAAACGCTAGACTTTGCAATTCAAGATACACTCAAGTTAGAGATGCCTTGTTTAGAACACATCCTTGGAATTGTTTACAAGCAAGATTAGAACTAGCTGCATCAACTACTTCACCGGCATGGGGTTTTACCTATGCTTATACCTTACCAGCAAATTGTTTAAGATTACTTAGAGTATTAGATTACGATTCAAACTATAAAGTGGAAGGTAGAAAAATATTAAGTAACGCATCCACTATGAAAATATTATATATTTCAAGAGTTACTGATCCCAATGAATATGATGAACTATTAAGAGAAACATTATCTGCAGCTTTAGGTGCAGACATTGCTTATGCAGTAACATCTAACAACACAACATCACAAAATATGATTTTATCATATCAAGAAAAATTAAAAGATGCTAGATTTGTAGATTCAACTGAAGGTCAGAATGTAGATCACGATTTAGGAATGGCAGATGTTATAGACGCAGGTTCATTTATTAATTCAAGGTTTTAATATATGGCTAGAGTAGCTGCACAACTTACAAATTTTACCGCAGGTGAATTATCACCTAGATTAGATGGAAGAACAGACCTAACAAAATATGCTGCAGGATGTTCAAATTTAGAAAATTTAGTTATCTATCCTCATGGAGCTGCGGCTCGTAGACCAGGTACAACTCATGTAGCTGAAGTTACTGATAGTTCAAAAAAAACAAGATTAATACCTTTTGAATTTTCAACAACACAAACTTATATTCTTGAATTTTCAAATTTAAAAATAAGATTTTTTAAAGACAATGGTGCAATATTAGAAGGTGATAAAACTATTACAGGAATTACTCAAGCTAATCCTGCAGTAGTTACATCTAGTTCACATGGTTATTCTAATGGTGATGAAATAAAAATTACTTCAGTTGTAGGAATGACCGAAGTAAATAATAAAAGATTTTTAGTTGCAGGTGTAACTACCAATACATTTGAACTACAAGATAAAGATAGTGTTGATATAAACAGTTCAGGATATACTGCTTATAGTTCAGCAGGAACTGCTAATAAAGTTTATACAATTACTTCTCCTTATTTAGAAGCAGAATTATTTGATATAAAATTTGCTCAATCTGCTGATGTTATGTATATTACTCATCCCAACCATGAGGTAGAAAAACTATCTCGTACTGGTCATACTTCTTGGACATTAGCTGATGTAGATTTTACCAATGGACCATTTATAGATGTTAATACAACAGCAACAACTTTAACACCAGCATCTTCAGGTGTTGGAACTGGAGTTAATATTACAGCCTCTGCCACAACTGGAATTAATGATGACCAAGGATGGTTAGCAACAGATGTGGGTAGACAAATTCATTTTAATGGTGGCTATGCAAAAATAACCGCTAGGACAAATTCAACTGTTGCAGTCGCAACCATTACAACCGCCTTTACAAATACAAATGCTATTACAGCTTGGTACTTAGGAGCATTTTCTGATACCACAGGTCATCCTTCCTGCGTAACATTTTTTGAACAAAGATTAGTTTTTGCCGCAACATTAAGTAATCCACAAACAGTTTATTTTTCAAAATCTGGTGATTATGAAAACATGGATGCTAATATTGGTGGTACTGTAGCTGATGATGATGCAATTATTTATACAATCGCATCTAACCAAGTTAATGCAATTAGATTTATGTCAGCAACAAGAACTCTAATTATTGGAACTGCCGGTGGTGAATTTGCAGTTAGTGGAGGTGGAGATGACAGCTCTGTTACTCCAACAAATATATTGATTAAAAAACAAACAAATAATGGTGGAGCTAATGTAGATGCTGTAGCAGTTGGTAATGCTACTTTATTTTTACAAAGAGCAAAAAGAAAAATTAGAGAATTAGCTTATAATTTTGATGTAGATGGTTATTCTTCACCTGATCTAACTATCCTTGCCGAACATGTTACTTCCGGTGGAATAACTCAAATGGCTTTTCAGGGTGAACCATTATCAATTTTATGGTGCGTTAGAGGAGATGGTGAATTAGCAGCATTAACTTATCAAAGAGAACAGGAAGTTGTTGCCTGGCATAGACATATTTTTGGTGGAAGATTTGGTGCTGCAACAATTACAGTTTCTGATTATGCAAATATAGCAACTGGAACAAGATTATTATTAACTAAATCAGATGGTACGACAGTTACTTTTACTTCTACAACAGGAACTGCTGGAACAGATGAATTTAAAACTCAAACTAATAATAACACAACAGCAGATAATATTTATACTGCTATTAATGCTCACGCTGATTTTACAGTTGCCAATCCTGCCGCAGCAGTTGTTACAGTTACAGAAACATCTCCTTCGCCTACAGGATTTTTAACAATTAAATCTGTAGATGATACAACGAGATTAACAACAACAGATCAAGGTAAAGCTGTATGTGAAAGTGTTGCTGTAATTCCAACCGATGATTCAGAATATCAAGTATGGGTTATTGTTAAAAGAACAGTTAATGGATCAACTAGAAGATATGTTGAATACTTAAATATATTTGATTTTGATGAAACAGATAATACATCATTTAATTTTTTAGATAGTGCTTTAAGCTATAGTGGAACTGCTGCAACAACATTTACAGGACTAGATCATTTAGAGGGACAAACAGTTGCCATATTAGCAGATGGTGCAACACATCCAGATAAACCTGTAAGTTCAGGAAGTGTTGTTTTAGATCGTTCTGCAACAAATGTTAAAATGGGATTAGCTTATCATTCAATATTAAAAACAATGAGAATAGATGCTGGTTCACAAGATGGAACATCTCAAGGAAAAACTAAAAGAATTTATGAAATTACTGCTAGATTATATCAAAGTGTTGGCGTTGAGATAGGACCAGACTTATCAAATATGGAAAGAATACCATTTAGAACTTCTGCTAATCCTATGGATGAAGGAATCCCAGTATTCACAGGAGATAAAGAAGTAGAGTTTAGAGGAAATTATGATACTGATGGATATATTCTTGTTAGGCAAACTCAACCTTTACCTTTTACAATTTTATCGTTATACCCAAGATTACAAACAAATGATGGATAATATACTACATATAGCACCTTACACAAAAGAACATGGACAGTTTATATTATCCTGTCAAATGAATCATAAAGTTTTAGAAGCTGATTCAAAATATATAAAAATTATGGGTGATGCTCAAACTTTTGAACAAGATAAATTAGCTTTTACCGGTATTGTAAATAATAAACCAATTTTTGCTGCAGGTATGAAAATAGTTTGGGGACAAGTTGCAGAAGGTTGGGTGATTGCTACAAACGAAATGTGGAAATATCCAATAGGAGTTGCTAAAGCAATTAAAAAAGATTTTGCTAATGTTGCCAGACAACAAAATATTAAAAGAGTTCAAACCGCAATCAGAAAAGATTTTAAACAAGGTTTAAGATTTGCGGAATGGTTAGGTTTGGAAAACGAAGGTTTAATGAAATGTTATGGGTTTGATGGTTCGGATCAATACAGATATGCGAGGATATTCTAATGGGAGCTAATTTATTAGTAGGAGCAATGGGTGTTATGCAATACCAAGCTCAAGGTAAAATTGGTAAGTATAATCAATCAGTTCACGAAAGAAACGCCAAAGTTTTAGAAGGTCAAGCAGAGCAAATAGAACAAAAAGCAGAATTTGATATTGCTCAATTTGCAAAAAGTTTTAAAAAAATTGAAGGCGAAACTACAGTTGCTCTAGCAAAATCCGGTGTTGTAGTTGGAAGTGGAAGTAGTTATTATATTGAATTATCAAATGCTATTGAAGCGGAATTACAAAAAAATTTAATTGAATATAATTCAAAAGTTGCTGCAGCAAATAAAATGGAAGAAGCAAACTTTGCAAGAATTTCAGGAGTAATTGCCAGAAATGAAGCTAAATTAGCACAAATAAGCACAATAGCTCAAACAGGAACAAGTTTATTAACAATGTCAAATAAGAGTAAAACATAATGCCAAAGATACCTACATTCACAGCGACAGGATCAATAGAACAATTAGCTGGTACTACATCTAATATTAAAATTAATCCTAATTCTAACATTTTTAGTGCTTTACAACCGGTAACAGATTTTGTTGTCAAGCAGAAAATAAAAGAGAATGATATACAAAATAGAACAGAAGCATTAAAATTAGAAAATGATTATATAACCGAAGCTAATCTAATTTCAGAACATATTAATCAAGATAAAACTCTTTCTATAAATAAAGAAGCTGCAAATGCTTATCATAAAGAAAAAACAAATGCTTTAATAGAAAAATTTGCTGCTCAAGCAACAAATAAAAATTCTGAAACAATGTTTAGAAATTCAGCTTTAGGTGAAGTACAAAAACAAATTTTTAGCATTAATGGAGATATATCAAATAATATTTTAGTTCAAGCAGATGCTATTTATACTGAAACAAAAGAAAAAATTATTTCAAGAGCTTTTTTAAAAGGTGGCATTTATAAAGAAACTTTAGAACAAGACTTAGAAAACTTAACTATTGATACTTTTAAAAATAGAGTAACTTATCCTGAATTACAAAAAATATTAAAGTCTATTCCTGGTGAAATTCAAACATACGAAGCTATTGAGATGGTTCAACGAACTCCTAGAAAAGCATACTACTTCTTAAAAGATGACAAAAATTTTCCAGACATGGATTATGATAAAAGAAAAAAATTACAAGACAAAGCAGCAATCGTAATAAGATCGCAAATTACTACAGAGTGGGAAAATTATACAGCAACAGTTGCTGCAGGAAAAGAACCACCATATTTTGACATGAAACTTGCAGTAGAAGTAATGGGAAGTTATGCAGGTGAAAAAATGTTACAAGAAGAAAGTTTAACAAAAGATCGTGTTACAAATAATGCAGTAATAAATAATGCTTCTATCGCTACCGAAAATGAAGTGGTCCAAGGTTTTATAGATGAAGGCTATGAAATGTTTGGTGAAACAGTAGCTGCTGCAAATGAAAAATACTATAGAAATATTCTTAGTAAAAAACAAAAAGCGATGAAAGAAGATCCTGTAGATTTTTTAATTAAAATAAATCCTGATATTGAAGCTCTATATGAGGAAATGAAAAATGATGACAACGCAGATAGTCTAGCGGCAACTAGAAAAATCTTTACAGAAAAAGTAATTCAAAAACAAAAAGATATGGGTATAAGTAATTCTGCAATTAGAATAACAAAAAAATCTGAAATTGAGGAAATTAAAAAAACCCTTACAAATACAGATACTCCTTATTTAGAAAAAAAGGCTTTTATCAATGGTTTATCAATAATATATGGCAAAGAAAATATGTCAAAAGTTTTAAATCATTTACAAGCTGAAAATCTACCTGAAGAATATGTTGTTGCCATTAGCACAAATAGTGATTCTTTAACTGAAGATATTTTATCTGGAGAAAACATAGAAGATTTAAAAAAAATAGTATCAACAAGATTAAATTCTGGTGAAAAATTTAATAGTATTGAAAAAGAAGTTGCAAAAGGAATGGCGGATTGGGAAGAGGTAATTCTTGCTCAAGGAGAAGGATCTGTTGTTAAAACTAATTATATATTATCAGTTCAAGCAGCTATTTATAAAGCTGCATTACAAAGAATAAAAAGAGGAGATAGTATAAGTGATGCTGTTGATTCAGCAGTATCTGATTTTACTAGAGATTATTATATTCCACCTTCTAAAACTTGGATGATTCCAGTAGATGTTAATGGAGTTAGAACAAATGGATGGCTTATTGAAGAAAAAGCTGAAGCAATTTTTTTAGAAGTAGAAAGTAAAGATAGTAATTATTTAGATAAATTTCATGGAGCAGATGGTTATATGCACTATGCTAAATTTGCAGGAATAGAAAATTTAACTGAAGAACAAGTAAAAGATAGAATAACATCTACTATTAGAAATCATTCTAAGTGGTTATTAAATGCTGATTCTACTGGCATTATTTTAAACGCTGAATTTGCAAATGGAACATATCCTATTGTAAATGCCAATGGTCAAAAAATAGAATTTTTCTTTACAGATACTCCTAATGAACAAGGTATTTTTGGTACAGAATTAAAATATCCAGTAACAGGAGATGATATATCTTTAATAGAAGATATTGATCCTTTTGGATATATGGATATTCCTATTGATGAAAATCAAAGTATAGATTCTAATAATATTACAGTTGGAAATGTAGATTTTGATTTTATTGTAAATGAATTAGAAGGTGGCACACAATTAAAAGGTTATACTTTAAAAGATTTTCCTAATTCTGGAGTAACAATAGCTGGTGGTGTTGATTTAGGTGCTAGAAACTTAAATGACTTAAAAGGTTTACCAAAAGAAATTATAAATAAATTAAAACCATATTTAGAATTAAAAGGTAAAAACGCTGAAGAACAACTAAAAAAAATACCATTAAAACTTTCTGAAAAAGAATCTAATATATTAAATAAATTTATTCAAAAAAAAATATTAACAATACTTAAAAAAGATTGGAAAAGGAAAACAGGAACATCTTTTGATTCATTAACAACAGAACAAGCAACTGTATTAGCTTCTGTTTCTTTTATATATGGTAAATTAGAAACTAAAGCTCCGAATTTTTGGAAATATGTAACATCAAATAATTGGCAAAAAGCCTATGATGAACTTATGGATTTTAAAGATAAATCTAAAGCTGTAAATGAAAGACACCAAAAAGCAGCAAAACTACTTAAAAAATATTTAGATAAAAATTAAAATGATAAATGTTGGACTAGGTACATTTGAAAAATCAGAACAAGAAATAGGTTCTTTATATAATCAAACTAGAACAGGTTTTTGGGACACAGCAGGCTCTACTTTTTATAATGCTTGGAACTATAACCCAACATCTTCTCTGTTTAGAGCATTTGAACACACTCAGGCATATCAGAGTAGTCATAAATATTTAAACAGGGATGACTTAAATAAACAATATGGTCATTTAGGTTTACAATTTAAAGAAGATATGAGAGAAGGTGTGGTTGATTATATAGTTGAAAGAAAAGAATTAGAATTAGAAAGACAAAATATTATTGCAAGAGGACCACAAGGTAAATTGGCTAAAAGTTTTTTCTTTTTAGAATCTCTTGGTACAAGTTTTTTAGATCCTATAAATATTGGTGCATCCTTTATACCTGTTGTTGGTCAGGCTAGATTTGCTAATCTAGTTGCTCGTTCAGGTAAAAATATTGCTAGAATGAAAAAAGGTTTTGTTGAAGGTTTAGTAGGTAATGCTGCTATTGAGCCTCTTGTTTATGGTGTGGCAAAATCAGAACAAGCTAATTATGATATATATGATTCCTTTGCAAATATAGCTGTTGGTGGTTTTTTAGGTTCTGCAGCTCATGTTAGTTTTGGAAGATTAGGAGATTTTATTGCAGAAAAAAGAGGTAAACCAAATATTTATCAAAGACTAGCAGCAATCTCACCAGATAATCAACAGGCTTTATTAAAATATTCTGTCGGTAAAGTAATAAAAGGAGAGAAGGTAGATACCGGTAATGTGATAATTGAAAAAACTATAATTGGCGATCCACAATTAAATAAATTAGATAATCAAATTAAAGAATTTAAAAGTTTATATAAAGATTCTATAGATAGAGGAGATAGAAAATCAGCAAAGATTTATTTAAAAAATATAAGAAATTTACAAAAAACAGAAAGAGATTTGTTTGAAGCTAAAAAAAAAGCAAATGATGAAGCTAAATTACAAGATCAAATTAATCTTAAAAATAAAAAACCATTAAAAGAACAAGAGCAAGTAAGAGTAGAAAAAAATACTTTAGAATTAGAAACTGAAGCAGAAAATATAAATTTAAGAAATACACAACATCAAAAACAATTAGATGTTAAAGATGAAGATTTAAAAGAAACAGGAATATTAGAAGATAGAGCAGAAATTCAAAAAATAGATAAATCTATAAAAAACAAAACTAAAATTAGAGATGCTATAGAGGCAGGAACTAACTGTACTAAAAGGAATACTTAATGGCAACAATAAAATCATTATCAAAATGTTTTAAAGAAATTAAAAGATTAACTGGAGATTTATTATCTGAAAATCAAATTAATGAACTTTTAGATGAAGCTAAAATAAAAATTAATGAAAATAAATTTCAAGATTTAGAATCTAAAACAGACAAAATATTAGCACAAGAAATTATTAATAAATTTGAATACGATCAAGCTAATAAAAAAAAATATTTAGCAAGTAATAATATGAAGGCGTTAGATACTTATCAAAAGATAATTGATGCAATAGATATGTCTGAAGGAAAAATAAATCCTGTAGAGGCTGTATCAGCAATATTAGTTGGGATGCAAAAATTTTCTAAAATTACTAGAAATTCTATTGGTGCAAAACAACAAGCATTAGAAGAAATGGAAATTACTAAACTTTTTAAGGCAATTAATGACTTGGGGGATAATGCGTGGAGAGATTTATCTGAAGGTAAACTGGATATAGAAATTATGAATGAAATGCAAGGAATCTCTACAGAAGTAATTATGGCAAAAAAGATTGCAACAGTTTTAAAAAAATTTCAAAGTGATTTAAGGTTAAGGTTGAATGATCTAGGAGCTAACATAGGAGAGTTAGATGATTGGATTACAAAAATGACACACAATACAGAAAAAATGGGAATGGCTAGTAAAGGTTCTAGGTTAATTGGAGACAATAGAATTGCCTGGAGAGAATACATTAAAACTAAATTAAATTTAAAAAGGACATTTTCTGATGTAAATGATCCTGTAAAAATAGATGAAATTTTAGATGGTATTTTTGATAGCATAATGTCTGGTGATCAAATGAAATATGGTGGCACTCATAGTATTTATGGAACAAAAAATGTAACTAATCGTTTAAACGCAGCAAGGGTTTTACATTTTAAAAGCTCACAAGCTAGACATGAATATAGTATTAAATTTGGAGAACCTGCTTTAAAAGAAAATATATTATCTGTGTTAGCAACAAGTTCCAGAAATATTGCCTTAATGCAAGACCTAGGAACAAATCCTAAAGATACTTTAAATAAAGTTTTATCTTTATTAAGAAAAAAATATAAAAAGTCAGATCCTAAATTAACTAAAAAATTAGATTTTAAAACTTTTGCAAATCAATTTGCAGAAATTGATGGAAGCATTAATGGTATTGGCAATGAAACTTTAGCAAAAGTAGGTATGGCAGTAAGAGGAACAGGTAATATGGCTAGATTAGGTATGGTTAGTATAACATCTTGGGGAGATTTAGCTCACTATATGGGTAGTACCAGTTTTCAAGGAAGAGGACTATTGAGTGGTTTATTTGAAGCTCTGTCAGGATTATCTGGTGCAAATGATAGAGCTGCTATGGAAGTTTTACAAGTTGTAAGTAATTCTCATAGTGCTAATTCTTTTAGAGGCAATGTATATGGTGCGGTTGATGATACTTGGGGAAGAATGGGAAAGTTACAAAATACATTTTTTAAATGGAATGGTTTGAATGGTTGGATTGCAAGTTTAAAAAGCTCAATGGCTGTTGGTTTGGCTAGGCATTATGGAATGTTAGCTGATATGAGATTATCTGATTTAAGCACAAGAGAAAGAAATTTTTTAACACTATATGGAATAGATGAGGCAAAGTGGGATATGTTGCGTTCTATTAAAACTTTAGATGTTGAAAATAAAAGATATATGACTGCAGAAGGAGTAGATGAAATATCTAATGATATTATTAATAAATATGTTGGTAGAAAATTAAGTCAAAGAGAAATAAGAAATTTTAAAAAAGATTTAGAATTAACATGGAGAAATGTTTTAATAGATCAAGGTATGCACGGATCACCTGAACCAGATGCCGCAATTAGAGCAATAACAAATCAAGGTTTAGAAAAAGGAACTCTTATGGGAGAAACTGCTAGATTTGTAATGCAGTTTAAAAGTTTTCCTATTAGTATGTGGAAAAAAATTATTGGTAGAGAACTTTATTCTTATGGAGCAGATGAAAGTCAATTAGCAAAAATTGGTGGTCTAACAAGTATGTTATTATTAAGTACCTTTTTTGGCTATATAGCAATGTCTACCAAAGATATGTTAAAAGGTAGATCGCCTAGAGATCCTAAGAAGAAATCAACTATCATGTCAGCATTTGTACATGGTGGTGGTGGTGGTATTTATGGAGATTTTTTAATGAGTGAAATACAAAATGAATATGGTAATGGTATTTTTGAAACTGCTCTTGGACCTACTGCTGGAGATTTAAAAACATTTTTAGATATGGTTCAAAGTATGAATGATCCTAAAAAAGCAGGTAAAAAGTTTCTTTACTTAGCTGAAGGACACACACCTTTTTTAAATTTATATTATACTAAAGCTGCCTATGATTATTTAATTGGCTATCAAATTAAAGAATTTCTTGATCCTGGATTTTTTCAAAGAATGAAAGATAAACATGATGAAAAAAGAGGTCAAAATTACTATTTAAAACCAGGTTTAGGATTAGATTAAGGAGTAGAAAAGAGAATGAAAAAGTATTATAACCAAGAATATCTATTTACAAAACCATCAACTTTGTTTAAAGGATTAAATTAGTATGACAATATCAAGTACAACAGTAAAAAATTCCTACTCTGGCAATGATAGTACAACTAGCTTTGCTTACAATTTTAAAATTTTTGCGGACTCAGACCTAATAGTTATTATTCGTTCCTCAACAGGAACAGAGACAACTAAAACTCTAACCACGCACTACACAGTAGCAGGTGCAGGAGATGCAAGTGGAGGTTCTATAACAACCACTGCTGGCAATACTCCAGCTACTGGAGAAACAGTAGTGATTATAAGGAATGTCCCGCAAACTCAGGCGATTGATTATATCGCTAATGATCCATTCCCTGCGGAGACACATGAAGAGGGTTTGGATCGTGGAACAATGACTATTCAACAAATGCAAGAGGCATTAGATAGATCATTTAAAGTTTCAAGAACCAATACAATTTCTTCTGCTGAATTTACTGATAGTGCAACAGACAGAGCATCCAAGACTTTAGGTTTTGATAGTTCTGGAGATTTAACAACAGTTGCAGACTTTTTACCGGCTGGTGGAGATTCAGCACAATTTACTTATTCAACAACAACAACAGATTCTGATCCAGGATCAGGAATTATAAGATTTAACAACACAACACTTGGATCAGCTACTATTGCTTATGTGGATGATTTAGAGGCAAATGGTACAGATGTGTCAAGCTGGGTGCAGTCATTTGATGATGTAACTGGTAATGATACTAACAGAGGAAGAATAAGAGTTACAAAATCAAACACATTAGATGTATGGCATGTTTGGAAAATATCAGGTGCTGTTACAGATGCTAGTGGTTATACAAAATTAGCTTTAACTTACATTGATGGTGCTGGAGCTTTAGCAGATGAAGATAAAGTATTTTTATCTTTTTCAGCTAGTGGTGAAGATGGAGCAATACCTGGCTACTATTATAAATTTGATACTGGCACATCGGATGCAGATCCTGGAGCTGGAGAAATATCATTTAACAATGGAACGTATGCAAGCGTAACAGCAATATACATAGATGACGTTGACCAAAATTCAGTAAATACAGTTACGGATGTGTTAAGCTGGGATGATTCGACTTCAACAATCAGAGGATTTTTACATATCGTTGATATTAACGACAGCACGACTTATGCAAGATTTAAAATTACTGGAGCTTCAACTGATGCTTCTGGTTACAACAAATTAGCGGTAGCTCATTTAACTTCTAACAATACTTTTTCAGCTGCCGATGAATTATCAGTTCATTTTACAATGACTGGTTTAAAAGGCGATACTGGATCAACTGGCTCAACTGGAAGCACAGGATCAACTGGCTCAACAGGCGCAAGTGGAACTAACTCTCAACTTTCAATGACTTGGGAAAGTACGACTAGCGATGCCGATCCAGGTGCTGGAAAAATAGCTTGGAACCATGCAACGATAGCAAGTGCAACAGTTTTATATGTGGATGATGCAGATGACGCTTCGGCTGATATTACATCTTATGTTCAATCTTGGGATGATATTTCAAATACTACAGCAAAAGGAATTGTTACAATTACTAAAGAAGGAACAGCATCAACATACGCTGTCTTTAAAGTTTCAGGTTCAGTTACGGATGCTTCTGGATATACAAAAGTTCCAGTTACTCATGTAGTTAGTTCAGGTTCATTCTCGGATGACGATGGAGTAGGAGTTCACTTTCAATATAGTGGTAATGATGGTTCTGGAGATATGTCAGATGTTGTTGATGACACAACACCGCAACTTGGCGGAGATTTAGATGTCAATGGACAAGATATAGTTTCAACTTCAAATGCTGATATTGATATAATTCCAAATGGAACAGGTGATGTTAATCTTGGAGCAGATACAGTTCAAGTTGGCGATAATGATGCTAATGCTACAATTACTACACAAGGCACAGGAGATTTAATTTTAAACACAAATAATGGAACAAATTCTGGAAATGTGACAATTGCCGACGGGGCCGATGGAGATATTACTATTAGTCCAGATGGCACAGGTGTAGCGAAAGCAGTTGATGGAGCCGATGCAACAGGTGCAATAAAAATTGCAGGAAAAGAAACTATTTTTATTCCTGCACAAGCGATGTTTGGTACAACAACCAACGGAGCGGATGCACAAGCAGTTGAAACTACAGCAACTAGACCTGAGTTAAAAGTATTAGATTTTGATGCAAGTACAATTGAATATGCACAGTTCTCTATTGCAATGCCTAAATCATGGAATGAAGGTACAGTGACTTTTCAAGCTTTTTGGGCTCCAAGTGATACGAATACAGACGATGCTCTTATTGGTCTTCAAGGCGTTAGTGTGGCCAATGATGCAACTTCTGATGTTGTTTTTGGAACAGCTATATATGTTACAGACGCTGGCGGCGGTGCCGTTGAAGATGTCTTAGTTAGTCCAGTTAGTGCAGCAGTAACAATTGCATCAGCAGCAGCTGATACATACACGTATTTTCAAGTTCTTAGAAATGCAACCGATGCTGCCGACGACTTTACAGGCGACGTACGATTATTAGGAATCAAATTATTCTACACAACCGACGCTGCGAACGACGCATAAGGAGTTAAAATATGAGAAAAATTGACCATCCATTAACAGTCGAGGGTAAAGGTTCAAAAAATAAAAATCCACGAAGAGGTAAATCTTTTGGTTACCAAGTCTTAGGATTTGGATCTGGAGGACTTCCATCTCTTAAATATGTTGAAGCTACAGGTGGAACAATAACTACAGATGGAGATTATACAGTACATACTTTTGATGCTGATGGAAATTTTTGCGTTACTGCGATAGGTGATGCATGTACTCCAGCAACATACAGAGATCAAGTTACTTGGCTTGTTAATGCCGGTGGTGGCGCTGGCGGAGGTCGTTCTGGCGGAAGCGGAGGAGGCGGAGGCGCAGGAGGATTTAGAGATTCCCCTAGTGCATCAGGCGGTTGTTATGCTGCTTCTCCTTTAGCGGCTAACTCAGCGGTTACTGTTGCCGTAGCAACATATCCAGTTACTGTTGGAGCAGGTGGCATTGGTGTTGAAGGATATTACCAAGGTGCTGCAGGTTCTACTAGTTCTTTTTCAACTTATAATACTAGCGGCGGCGGCGGAGGCGGTTATCAAGGCGGCGGCGGTACTGGAACTGCAGGAACCCCTGGCGGTTCCGGCGGCGGCGGTGCTGCTGCTACTACTCCATACGGCGGCGGATCAGGTAATTCAGGTGGATACACTCCATCAGAAGGAAATCCTGGAAGTGGTTCATCTCCTCATCTCTACCCATGGGGTCGTTACGCCGGTGGAGGCGGCGGTGCTACTAGTACTGGCTCTTATTCACCTCCTCTTGCTGATAGAGGCGGAGATGGAGCAATTTCGGAAATTGATGGGACCTCTGTTGAATATTCTGCTGGTTACCATGGTGGTCCAGATCACGGTCCTGGTGGTGGCGGATATAGTGCTTACGGCGATGGCGGCGATGGTGCTGTTATTATAAGATATAGAAGCTCAGGGAGACCATAGTCATGGCTAAACGATTTGCTAAAATAGGTGTTGAAGCCAGTGCTAATAAAGTCATATCCTGTGAAAATGCAAACGATAAAGATTGTGAAAACTCTGAAGGAGTTTTTGAAGAAAGCATAGGCCAAGCATTTATGGAAAGTATTTCGGGATGGCCAGCAAATTTATGGATTTATAGTCCTGACTCCGGCAGAGGACATTTAGCCAATATTGATGATGACTGGGACGCAGCACAAGATATATTTATAGCCCAGCAACCATTTCCTAGTTGGGTTTTAGACACAGCTACAGGACAATGGGATGCACCAATTCCTGAGCCTGCTTTAACACCAGAAGAAATAGCAGCTGGTAAAAAGTATGGTTGGGATGAAGCACTTTATGAAAGTGATAATACTAAAGGATTTGTTTTATACCAATCTGGTGACAATTGGAATTGACTTTTTAATTCAGATATCCTATAATGATATCTAGAATGGAAAAAATACTATTAAGCGAGACGTTCATAGTAGGTGGTTATCTACCTAAAGAATCTCATGCTGATAATGAGGCGATACATC